GACGTCCAGAGCACGCCGGGATCAGGGTCACGGTTCTCGATCGAAATCTCCATGCCCGTAGCCGAGTTCACACCGCAAGTGCAGGCGGCCGCGCCGGTCCCCGTTGCCCTGCCGACGCAGGCGCGCATCCTGATGGCCGACGATGCTGCGGCCAATCGGGAACTGGTGGCCGCGATCCTGGCGACGCAGGACGTGATGCTGGACACGGTCTGCGACGGCCAGCAGGCGCTGGAGGCGGCGCGGGGCGGTGGCTACGACCTGATCCTGATGGACGTCCAGATGCCGGTGATGGACGGGATGCAGGCGACGCGGGCGATCCGGGCCTTGCCGGGACCGGCCGGCAGAGTGCCGATCGTGGCCCTGACCGCCAATGTACAGGTCGAACAGGTCGCGCGGTGCCTGGAGGCGGGTATGGACGCCCATCTGGGCAAGCCGATCCATGTCGCAGAGCTGCTGATGACCGTATGCGCAGCCCTGAAGGGTCAGCTCATGACCTCGAGAGCCGCCTGATCCGCGCACAAGTCGGGACCAACGCCCCGCGTTCGTGCCGGAAACGCTCATAAATTCAGCAGCCCGACAGATTCTCGCGCCGACTTCCCAGCCCAGGGTCGGTGGTCGGGTAGTTTTCGTCATGACCGGAAATGACGACAGAGACAGCGAGATCTGGCTGGAGGCCGTGATGACAACGCTCAGGGCCGTGGCCACCGAGACAGTGGGTCATCTGGCCGTCAGATCGAAGGTCCCCTGCGATACGGCCGAGGCCGATCGTCGGGCACGGGCGATCTACAACCTGGCGCGCGCCGTCCGGATGGTCGCGACCGATCGCCAGAAACCCGAAACCGATGTCGAGGATCGAGAGGACGAGATGCGTGAAGACGACTCCGACGAACCCCTTGCCGAGGCCCGCGCCCGCATCGACGGGACCCTGCGATCCCGTCTTGAGCATGTTCGGTGCGGGGTGGAACGCGGATACCTGGCTGCAGGACTTGAACGACCGGACCCGGACGGAGGCTATGGGCTGGATCCGGGCCCTTCATAAGCACCAGCTGCCGCCGATGGTGGCCTGGCGATGCTGGCTGCTGCTGGGCGGTCGGGGATCGGGCAAGACCCTGGCGGGGGGCACCTGGGTCGCCAAGGTAGCGGCGGCACGGCCCGGAATGAGGCTGGCGCTGGTCGGGCCGACACTGCACGACGTGCGCGAGGTGATGGTGGAGGGACCGTCGGGGGTGCTGGCGTTATGCCCGGGCTGGGACTGGCCGCGCTGGGAAGCGGGACGCAAGCGGCTGGTGTGGGGCAATGGCAGCCTGGCCTACGGCTTTTCCGCCGAGGACCCCGACAGCCTGCGGGGACCGCAGTTCCATGGGGCCTGGGCCGACGAATTCTGTGCCTGGCGCGATCCGGATGCGGTGCTGTCAAATCTGAGGCTGGCGATGCGGCTGGGGCAGATGCCCAAGCTGATGGTGACCACGACGCCGCGTCCGATTCCGGCCTTGCGGCGGCTGATGGCGGAGGGCGGGACCCACGTCTGGCGAGCCGCGACCCGGACCAATGCCGAACATCTGTCGCCGGGTTTCCTGGAGAACCTGAAGGACCTCTATGGCGGGACACGTCTGGAGGCGCAGGAGCTGGAAGGGCTGGTGGTCGAGAACGACGGGGCCCTGTTCAGCGCAGCCGACCTCGCGCGGGCACGGGGCAACCGGCCCCCGGCGCTGGACCGGATCGTGGTGGCGGTCGATCCGCCCGTGAGTGCCCATGGCGATGCCTGCGGGATCGTGGTGGCGGGACGACGGGACCGGGTCGGCTATGTGCTGGCGGATCACAGTTGCAGGGGCCTGTCGCCCCATGGATGGGCCCGGCGGGTGGCGGAGACGGCGACCGGGTTTTCGGCACACCAGATCGTTGCCGAGGCCAATCAGGGCGGGGAGATGGTGCGGGCCGTGCTGGTCCAGGCCGGGTGTCCTGTGCCGATCAAACTGGTGCATGCCAGCCGGGGCAAGCGGATCCGGGCCGAGCCGATCGCGGCCCTGTATGAACAGGGCCGGGTCGTCCACTGCGACGCCTTTCCGGCTCTGGAAGAAGAGATGATGGCGCTGGGGGCCGATACGGGCGGGCATAGTCCCGACCGTGCGGATGCCCTGGTGTGGGCGCTGAGCCATCTGATGCTGGGCGGTCATGACGGGCCGCGCATCCGGGTGCTCTGAGCGCCGGATACAGCGACAACAGGGGACATGATGATGCCGAAACTGCCGTGGCTCTCGAGCCGGGGTGCGCGAACCCGTGCGCCGGAAATCAAGGACAGCCGGGTCGGGCCGCTGATCGCCATGACGGGGGCCGGACGGCCGCGGTGGACGCCGCGGGACTATGCCAGCCTGGCCAGCGAGGGGTTTGCGAAGAACCCGGTGGTCTATCGCTGTGTGCGGATGATCGCCGAGGCGGCCGCCTCAACGCCGCTGACGGTGTTCGAGAACGGGGTGCGGGCGGACGAACATCCGCTGGCAGGCCTGCTGGCCCAGCCCAATCCGGAACAGGCCGGGGCCGAATGGCTGGAGGGGCTGTATGGCGCGCTGCAGACGGCGGGCAATGCCTATGTCGAGGCGGTCGGCGACGAGGTGCCTCAGGAGCTGTGGTCGCTGAGGCCGGACCGGATGAAGGTCATTCCCGGCAAGGGCGGCTGGGCCCAGGGCTATGAGTATTCTGTCGACGGACGGTCGGTCCGGATCGGACGGGCGGGTGATGGCTGGATGCCGGTGATGCATCTGAAGCTTTTTCACCCGGCGGACGATCACTATGGCTTCTCGCCACTGGAGGCGGCAGCCTTTGCGGTCGATGTGCACAATGCGTCCGGGGCCTGGAACAAGGCGTTGCTGGACAATGCCGCCCGGCCTTCGGGGGCGCTGGTCTATGGATCGAGGAACGGTGAGCGGCTGACGGGCGAACAGTTCGAGGCGCTGAAGGCCGAGCTGACGGCGACCCATTCGGGGACGGCGAATGCCGGGCGTCCGGTGCTGCTGGAAGGCGGGCTGGACTGGAAGCCGATGTCGATGACGCCGACCGAGATGGATTTCATCGCCGGAAAGCATGCCGCCGCGCGCGAGATCGCCCTGGCGTTCGGGGTGCCACCGCAGCTGCTGGGGATCCCGGGGGATGCGACCTATGCCAACTATCGCGAGGCCAATGCCGCCTTCTGGCGCGGGACCGTGGTGCCTCTGGTCAGGAAGACCGCCGGGGCTCTGGGCGGGTGGCTGGGGCACCGGTTCCCCGGCGTGCGGATCGAGGCGGACCTGGACGGGGTTCCGGCGCTGCAGCCCGAGCGGGACGCCCTGTGGGCCCGGCTGAATGCCGCGACCTTTCTCGATGATGCCGAGCGACGGCGGATGGCGGGGATCGGGTCGTGAGGCCTCTGGACAGGGTCAGGAGAATGAGATGAGCGATATCAGACGCATCCCGATCGCGCTGGCGGTCGCCCTGGTGATCCAGGCGATCGGGGGCCTGGTCTGGGCCGGCGGGGCGGCAGCGCGGATCGCGACGCTGGAGACCCGGGTCTCGGAACAGAAGCAGGTGGCCGAACGGCTGGCGCGGCTGGAGGAACAGGGGATCGCCACACGCGCGGCGGTCGAGCGGATCGAGCGGCGGCTCGAGGGGGTGGGGTGAGGGGGGTAGGCACCGGAGCCTTCTCCCCTTGCGGGAGAAGGTGGCCGAGCGCAGCGAGGTCGGATGAGGGGTCATGCGATATTGATCGCCAGGACCTGTGCGACCCCTCACCCGACCGCACCAGAACGACGGCTGCGCCGCCGTGTGCGGTCTCCCTCTCCCGCAAGGGGAGAGGGAGCGGCCTTTCGATCCAGGGCTATGCGTCGCTGTGGGGCGTGGCGGATCTGAACGGGGATGTGGTGGCGCGCGGGGCCTTCGCCGACAGCCTGGCGCGGACAGGGCCGCAGGGGGTCAGGATGCTGCACCAGCATGAGGCGAGTGCTGTGGTCGGGGTCTGGGACGAGATGGTCGAGGACGACCTTGGCCTGCGCGTGCGGGGCCGGATCGAGGACTGGTCCGCCGAGGCCCGGTTCGCGGGCGCGCTGAGCCGGGCAGGGGCGCTGGACGGGCTGTCGATCGGGTTCCGGACGGCGAAGGCGCGGCGTGACGGGCGGCTGAGGGTGCTGTCAGCGGTGGATTTGTGGGAGGTGTCGCTGGTGACGTTCCCGATGCTGCCGGGGGCGCGGTTCGGGGTGGTGAGGTGATGTCCGGTTTCGATCCGGCACA